AAAATAGTATCAATACTTTCTTCAATTGAATTGCGAACAGAATCTTTACCTCTATTTTTTACATAAGGATATTCTTTCGTAGTATTTACCCACGCCTGAGAAGGAAGAATGTCCTCTAGAGATGCAAGTTCACTACAGATTTCAAACTTATCACTTAAAGACTCATCTCCCTTATGATGCCTGGTTGCGGTGGCAGTAAATCCAATAATGCGAGGGTTGATAGCACCCCATCGCGCAACTTTTTTGAAAGTTTCCGCAGTATATTCACTCGAATATCCAAAAGTTGTAACATATGCATTTGATCCTTCATCACCACATCCAATAAATTGATGCGCCTCTTCAACACACAGTACAGAGTATGGCGCATACTTAAGAAGTCGCTCAAAGTTTACCGTAAAGTAAGTATGAGTACATGAGATACACAGTACTGCATTAGGAATATTTTTCCATGCATGTAAAAAGCTTTCAATTGGATCTGGGGCATATGAGAAAATGTACTCACCATTGAGTTCTTCTACATTTTCGAATGTGCCATCATTCGCAACCTCATTCGTTGGTGACAAACGAAAAATATATTTGAGATCTGAAAATGCTTCTTTTAACACAATTGGCATTTCTTTATCTTGAAAATATGATTTTCCCCCCCCGGTCTGAAGTTGAAAAATCTTAATCTTTGAATTTATAAAATTTTCACTATTTACCAAACTGGTAAAGTCGAATGCAAATTTTTGATATGGAGTTTGAATAGTCATTTGTTGTTTCCTATAAAATGTTTTAACAGTTTTAATTTTTAATGGAAGTATCCAACTTACTGTTTTACCAATAAGCAACACTATTAATTATAACATACTTAACTTATTTTTATACTGATATCAAAAATGAGTTTAGATTGAACTCATGAGTACTCCGCCAGATGAATATTATCAAGAATACAAACCGCAAGTTCAGAAACAAGATCTATGTCTTCGGACTTGATTGTATGAGAGACTGCTTCCGGAATCATCTCCATCATAAAGTCCGCCCAACGCTCATCCTCATAAATGTACTTAATGACTTCTGGAGTCAGTGCAACCGAAAGATTGCGAATTGTCTGATTAGAAAGTGCCATGTTATTTCTTTTTGTGATGTGGGCGGGGATCAGGATCGTAGATACCAATACCAGCACGATCCTCCAGATAGAATAGTACACTGAACATGATCAGCACACCACCGGCAATTGCAAGAGTAATCATGATCATAATTCAGTTTTCCTCAGAGTGAAGAATGTCGATCATTCGTTGGTGAAACTTGTCGGCATCAGTCACACATTCATACGATAATTGTGGATCTTCGATGTCATACTGTTTCATCTCCAGAGTGTGAATCACATCACCCATAAGTTCAGTCAGAGCAAAAACTTTGTCTGCGTCAGTCATTTAAGAGTCCTCAGTGAATTAAGTGAATAAGCAATCCTACATGCCTCAAGTGTGGATTTACACTCTTTACAACAATATAAGAATCCAAATGGAAGATTACGATAAATTTTGTTCTCTTCCACCCGATAATAACCAGGTGCCCTAAGAAGATTATTCAACAAATATCGAATGATTGGCACGATTTAGCGACCATCCCAATAAGAAGTTTTCCATCCATCACGCTCGGCACGGCGGCGGTCAATACGCTCCGCTTCGGCATCATAAAAAGGAACATTACCATTGATGACTACCATGGCAGCATCAAACTTGGCACGAGTGGCAGTACCATCATAGTATGCACCAAAGACTTGTTGTGCTTCTTGATAGGTCATCTCAGTACCCATTCAGAAAGTCGGCAAGTGCATCCTGATACTCTTCTTCAGTATTGAAAGTACGAAGACCAATGGTACAAGGAAAGGTACGCTTCGGAGCACGGGTTTGGCGAATCTCTTGTTCGCTGTAACCCTTCTGAAGCAGGTGCTGAGTGTAAGGATTGGAGGTCATGAGGTGTCTTGTGACTACCCTGTTATTATAAGGGCACACAGGGGCATATTGGAGGGTGTGGTGTGCCAGTTATTGAAGTGTCCTATCTTGGATTGCGAATATCAGTATCTCTGGTACTAAAGTCTCTTGATGCCCCGCGATTTTTTTCAAATCCGTGAGACTTATAAAACTTCGCCAACTTTGCCTTCTTACCTTTATCTGGGTCTTGAGTAAGAGTCATTCTTTTTTTCTGCTTATCCGCATACTTTGTAAGACCTTTCATCACTCTTGTTCCAATTCCTTTTCCTTGCATATTCGGAGGAACAAAGAGTTGATTTACACGCAGATCACCAGATTTCTCATCATGTGAGACATCAACATTTGTTCCAGGATACTTTCTTCCGTATGCCCGATCTATTTTACGAAGAACTTCCTTTGGTGGTCTTGCTTCTTTTGCTTCTGCAATGAACTGAGAGAATGTTTTCATTTTACATCTCCACCTGCCGAACCAATCATATAACGAACACGACCAGTTGGATCAAGACCCTTGACACGCTTTCCAAAAGTTCTTTGATACATCTGCGCTCTTTTTTCCCTACCCAGTTTAGGATCTTCTCCTCTTCTCATGTGTGCCGGACCACCAACTACAATATCACCTTGTTTTGCTCCTGCCTTTTCCAGTTCTTTTGGTAGATTTTTCTGTGCTTTTACAAAGTTTCTACCAACTTTCATTGAATACTTATCCAATTCACCTTTTACACCATAATCATCTCTTCTTGGAATAACCACCTGATGTGACTACGCGACGACGAAACTCTTTCATTTTTCTGGTGATTTCATCTGTAGAAGGTACTCTACGCTGTGTGCGATTGAAAGTTCCTAAAGTTGATGGTGGTCTTGAAACTGGTTGTGGTAGTTTAGTTCCACTTGAAAGTGCCGCTGCTTTTCTTCCAGATGGAATCGTATTAATTTCAGTATCTACCTGAGTATTATGTTTTGGATGAGTGAAACCATCCGGATACTTATCTTTTGGATATGTTGTATGATAGGGTGAAGGTTGTTTAAAATCTACACGGTTTTTAGCACCACCTCCTTTGAATCCTGCTTTTTTTGCAGCGGATCTTGCAATTGTAATGTTACGATCAAGGGGTTTTGCTCCAGATATAACCGTATTACTTTTATCCCATCCTAACATGGATTTGTAACGAGTTTTTGTAGACGGATTATATAATTTTGATTGTGGATTGATTTTTGCCGAAAATCCGATCTTATCACCAACATCTTTCCAGGTTTCTCCTCTTTCGGCGCGAGTCATTGTTGCTCTTGGTTTTGCATTTCTTGCAACCCGTGCTGCTGATGTAACTCTTCTTCCACCATCAGCAGTTCTTGCGACTCTTGATGCTGCTCTAGCGCCTTTAAGTGCTAATCTTGCAAGTGCGCTTTCTTCAAGAAACTCCCGAAATGTTTTCATTCCCATTCTTTTTATCTTTTAGATATTTATGAAATGGATGAGAGTAATTCTTGTTGATATTCTTGAGTCCAGGATTAACTGGAATCAATTTAACATATAATTCACTTGGTTTGTATCCAAAATAAGATTGCAACCACGGACACAACCATACTTTTTCAAACAAAACCATGTCCAAATATGTTGTTCCCTGATCATCTGTAGATTGAAATGAAAGAACCGTGTCAGAATCATCAAAATCTTCAGTGCCTACCTGAACAAGCATCTGATCACCAACAATTGGTGCTCTTTTCATATCAAGTTTAAAATATTCATCCATGACAAGTTCAGTACCATTACATAATGGTTCACCAACGGTGTTCATGTATTCATGGTCAAATGCCCAATCACCAACTTCTGTTTTATATGCAAGAATTTTAAGATCCATATCAATTAAATCGGGTTGCCCAGAGTGAATAAGAATGGTTTTTCATGTGTTCAAGCATTTCATAACGCCGACGAATTTCGGTGTCTTCTGGAAAGTCATAAATGCACGGAATTGCAAGATCCATTCCATCCACAGCATGACAAAGAATAGAGTTCAGAAGATCGTGCTCTTCAAAGGTAAACTCCATTGTCACAGAAGTCTGATCACAATAGTTGGTTTCGTTGAGTTCAGTAACAGATTCCATGAAAATTTCTTTACTTACAAGTGTATTATAGTCAATTGGTTTATTGCGTGGTCAGTTCCTGTGCCACTCAGAAAACTGGCACAACCTCAACATCGGCACATCCCTGAGATTCTACCATATTCTTCCAGAAAAAGGCACTCTCAACATCAAGGAAGACCGCAGATTGTTTACTGAACTGACCCTTTTTCTTGGGTTTGAGGTAGACAACGCTGTATTTCATAATTAGGAAAATGATGAGTACGGAGAGCATTATAGATGATAAATGCGTTGGTTATGAAAATAGAAAGAAACATTATAAGACGAATAAGAGCAATCTGATCCGCTTCTTTGTCAGTCTTACCACTTTTTTCACCTAATGACTTCGCAACAATTTTCCATAGATTACTTTTCTTCTGTTTCATAATCTCCAACAATTTCTATATCTTCCCATTCATGTGAATAAACCAACATGCAAACGGTTCTGAACTTATCTTCATAAGTTTTAACACATACCGTGACATATTCATCGCATACGAATTCGATAATACCAATATGGTTTTTGTACTTAACTTGAATTCCTTCAGCGAAAATTGTCATAGAAAATATGTTTCAATGGAGATTAGGTTAAGAACGCTTCAATTACTGAACTTTGATAATCGTCTTTCAGGGCAAATTTTTGTGCTTTGATTACATTTTCACGAAGTTTATTGTAGTGTTCCGTATATTGATCTCCGTCCTCGGCAACAATCAAATCAAAACATTCATTATCATCTTTTGCGATTACATTCCAGATTCCCCCATATTCACTTTGGGGCCAGACAATAAAATGGTCTACCAAATACAAATACTTCATTAACCTCTTGTGTTTAATAAAGATATAATAGCAAGAAACAATCTACTTGTCAATAGGTCAGTTCTTAAACTGTCCACAATTTGTTTGCAACTACTTTTTCAACTGTTACAGTTTTAATTTCAAATATCTCTGCTATTTCTTGATTTTTATATTGTTTAGAAGAGTGCATTTCTCTAATTTGTTTGACTTTATCCCAATTGAGAATTGCTCTCCCATTTTTTTCTCCGGGAAGACCTTTTCTACTTGTATCTTCTCTAATTTCTCTTTCTTTTTGATATTTCCCAACTTCTTCTTCTGTTCTTGGTATGAGTTTATATCCCTTATGTTTAACCCTTTTTCCAGAAAGAGTTTCGTGTAGATGTCCAGTATTAAGATTATTATCTCTACAATATTTCGATAGATTTTTAATTTGTTTTCTTTCTCCAGTTGGTATTTCTACCAAGTATTCTTTACAAATATATTCTGGTGGTTGACCTCCTCCTGGAGAAATATTATATCCTTTAGTCACTGTTTTATATTCTTTAATCCAATATATTTCTTTTTCATTTAATAGAGAAATGTCACATTCTTCAATGATTCCCCAAATAAATCCATCTTTACCATACTTTTTCAATGCATATTGAAATTTTCCCTTTCTAGTCTTTTTATTAGCATCTGCAAAATGACATGCAATTCTGTTATACAGTAATTTGTGTCTTGTTTGCCCAATATATTTTTTCCCTGTTGGAATACAATGGGCGCAATAAATTTTGCCTTTGGACATAACTGCTTCTTAAATTAGGTGACTTAATATTTATACAAGAAAGGGAGCATTTCTGCTCCCTTTTACTCTATAGTGTCACCTAATTAGAGCAATGTTATTTATTCAGTTAGATGTCGCCACCAAATACTTCATTTCTTTTGTTTAATTACTCCTTTATTTTAGCAGAATGTCGGGAATTGGTCAACTGTCTTTTAATTTCAAACTCAATCGGTAGAAGGTGCGAAACAAAAAAATTTTGATACTCATTACCCTCAATCAGTCCGGCAAGTTCTTCAACTAGTTCTAAAGCACGATAATAGTTCATAGAAACTCCTGAATAAAATAATCGCAAGTCAATTCCAATCGAGCAGCAGTGTCTTCAATAAACTCATCCACCAGTTCGGGAGCATCTTCTTGAAGAATCTGATAGTACTGATACCAAAGTTGAGTGGGCATTTGTTCAGTGAGAATGTCTTGTTTCATAGAGTTTTCAAAGTTCACTTGCAGTCTGGATGATTTTTACCAAGAACTTCACACACTGATGGATATTCGTACATGGCGGAAGAGTTTTTCTTTTCAATTTGAAAGATGCCCCATCCAACAGCAAGTCCGACCACAAAAATAGAAAAATAGTGAATTGGTTTCATGATGAAGTGATTAACAAGTTTAGTATAGCAGATTAATCCCGAACTCTGGGTGTTCGGTGGACACCTTTTAGATTGTCCCCCATTACAATTTTTTGAGATTCCAGTCCAGTAACCTCCAGTCCGCGACCGATCATTTTTATCATCGCCTCCTGTGCAGATTCAAGATTGAAATACACTGCCCACTTTTGTTTTCCCTCATGAATGTATCCCACTTTGTAAAAATCATCCAGCATTCTCATAAAAGATTCTTTTTATATTCGATATACTCACCATAAAGAATTCTCTCATTCCAGTGAGCAAAGATTTCATGAGGTTTCTGCCAGTACTCAAGGTCTTCCACACATTCACCCTTAAAGTGCATTTTCGATGCCTTGAGTTTGAGTTCTCCTCTTACCCACTGAAGCATATGATAAAGTTCATGTAGAAGGACTCGGATATAAGTTTGCTTATCCAAGTGAGTATCCATCTCAATCAGAAAACTTCTTGGGCGATAGGATCCTTCGGCAATATCACAATAACCCAGAGCACATTCACGCTTCAGACCACGATGAAGAACCTCAATCTCAAGTTTATGTTTGGGAAGATGTCTGGACACAAACCAACACACAACATCCTCACAGAGTCTCTTGGAATAACCATATCCCGTGGTGTAAAGATCAATCATCAGAATAAAGAGTTCAGAGTAACATTGCAGAGACGAACACCCCAGTTCATCATAATCATAAAAGAAGAAACAAAAATCAGACGATCAAGATTACTAAGATTCATAATTCAACAGGCGAATGCTAGCCCCCCAATACTTGCACCGAGAGCGGTTGCCCAACCACGATTGTTGCGATTGTTGGGAGTGCTGGTCATAGAGCGTCCAATTGCTCCTCCCAGTGTAGCACCTAAAAGAGTCCGAACGGGATTACAGTTGGGATTCGTTGCTCTTCCATAATAACCATTATTGTATTGGTTAGAAGGGTTCCAATTGCCACCATTCACCTGATTACAAGGAACATTATAGGATTGAGTCTGAACTCCACCTGGATAATAGTTTCCGTACTGGTCATAACCACCCGGAACATAAACTTCCTGATATTGAGTACAGACTCCAAACTGATTCACCTGTTGCGCCTGTGCGGGAACAGAGAGGAGTGTGAGAGGAAGAAGAAGAATGAGTTGTTTCATTGTTCAGCGAGCGTAAAGATAAGAAGATGCCCAGTCTGCATTCTGTAGCAACCACTCCCTCTGTTCAATGATTCTCAGATCATAGCGAACACCTTTAGCGGGAGATTTCCACGATGAAGACTTATAAATTTCTCCAGTCTTCTTATCTACAAATGCATGGCATGAGCGAGAAGGAGAACGACCAGCACCATTATCAATCACCATAATGACCTTATGATACTTGCGACCACTCTCAATAATGAACTCATAATCACACTCACCATTCTTCAGTTTTTTAACACATTCCTGATGATAAGGAACATAAGACTCATCCACAATACCATTATTCTTAATGGCATACTCGTGAGACTTGATGCTGTAGTCAATGAAGTTCTGACGAAGAGCATCACACAGCATCAGAGTCCACTTCGCAACATTCAACTGGATGGTGTTACGGGCGTCCTGAGAGGCAGCATAGTCAGCGAAGGTGGTCGTCATCGGTTTGGTTGCTTATGAGGTTATTATAGGGCATTCAGAGGGGTGTCTGGATGCCCTGTGTGCCAGTTCTCAAGGTGTCACAGGAGGTGGTAGTTTTGGTGCATTCATTTCTACGGTAGTTTTCTGTAGATTGATCATCGCACCATCCAGAAACAAGGCAATGGGACTAAATCCAATCGTTGCGACAATGATACCGAAAACAGTACCAGAAATGAAGTTAATCATTAGGTAAGAGCATCAGAAGTTTTTATTAGTCCGTTTAAACTAACATTATTATATGAGATTTTGTGAAAGTATTTGCAATGTTTGTGCCAGTTCGTCAAGTGTCCTTAGTCATCATACACTCTACATTGGAGAGCATCAGGATTCAATTCACAATAAAGTTCTAGGGGTGTAGGATCGTGAGTGTCTTCTGGATGATTTTCTTTGTAAATCTCAAGTGCCTCTAACTCTTCTGCCGTATGGCGACGCATTTGAGGTGATAGAGTCTGATCATCAAGAATTGCTCTATCTTTTTCAATGTGTTGGTCGATATTGTCCATAAACTTAATAGATTATATGTGATATTTATTTTAGTAATTTGTTGGATTTGTTTGTGGGAACATAGTATTACCTTTTCCTTGTATAGACCTTACAAATAGTTCGGTGAATTTTTCCATTTTTTGTGGGCAAACTTGACTTGGGTTATAATTAATTGCCTTTCTCAAAGCATTCAGTTCGTCCCATTCTTCTTTAGTAAGATAGTCTGTGTTTGTTTTTGAAAGGGTCATCGCTTTTAATTTGAATGTTAGGATTCTAACACAAATCCTTTACTAATATGTAGAAATTTAAGATTCTCTTCCGATTTCTGTGAAATTATATAATGCAATATCAATTTTCAAAATCACTGAAGAACTGTCCGAACATTCCGGAGTCTCCAAACTTACGAGATTCCAGTTTATCCATTAGATTTTCAGTTTTTTCAACAGTTTCGGTTGCCTGTAGAATATCTGCGATTTGTTTACAGACATAACTTTTTTCATTCACGGCAGCATCACGAAGAGCAGCACGAAGATGACTCTGTGCCTCTAACAGTTCTTCTTTAACTTTGGGGGAAAGCATTTTAATCTCCTTCGTTTATTGGGTTTATTAAAGTTTGATAATCCTCATCTGGAAGCATACAGAGGGAACAAGAGGCAATCTCCATTATATCATCCTTTGTAAGTCCGTCAAGAGTCATACAAGGACCATCACCAAAGGCAATGGAGAAACTATAACCATCATCTTCGTTATAACCACCACAGGTTTGGATTTGTTTTTTCATCAGCACTCATCACCACCAAGAGGTTTTGTAACTTTTCGTAGAAGAAAACTACCATCATTTTTATCTACCCATTCAACATCATCTCCTGGTTTAAGATTTGCTGCCTCCAATAGGTCATCAGGGAATGTGATGAAGTATTCTGTTTCATCAGTATCAGAATCTTTTACTTCTTCAACGGGAAGTTGCCACTTGACCACCTTATCTTCTTTTTGTGGAGGAATCCAGAAACCATCAGCAGTCATTTCATATCCTGCTTCTACCATTTCAGTATGAGTCTTATATTCTTCAGGATAATAGTTCTCTTCCCAAAAACTACTCCAGGCGCCCTTACACTCTGGTGTTGTATCGTCCTTATCACAACTACTTACAGTTGAACCAGAATATTGAGAGACATACTCCATATCACTATGACCCCAAGGAGGCATAGAAAGTTCATAGTATTCTTTCTCACGCATTACATCATCATATGCTTCAATATGACCTTTACCATTACCATTCAGAAGAGCAAGAAGTTCATATGCCTGTGATGCCTGATGTTTATAAGTGTAGTAGTTTTCTTCAACAACACCTTTAATCACATCATAGATTTCTTGTGGAGTTGTTTCATCACAAGACATCGAGTCGTGCATCCACTCCTCAAGTTTTGAGAGCGAGTACTTTTTATAATTAAAATCAGAGGTCATTTAGGTGCTCCTTGATTGCTTGTTCAATAATAACTTGGATTTCAGAACTAGTAAGTGAGTTCATCCACGACCACATAGGGTCTTCTTTATCCCAGTTGATTTCGTAAGAACCATCTGTGTTTTGTTTGATGGACAAACTATCAGTCTTCTTTTCTTGGTTTGGGTTTGCTGCACTCATTACATTGATACGAATAGTTGTGTTGAAAGCATTTTACCACTTGAAAATGCTCTGCGTCAAGTTTTTGTTTCTCACCACACTTAGAGCAGACTCTAGTTAGGGGTGTCCCACTCAGACTTTTCTTCTTTTCGGAGTGCCTTAAGTTCCTTATATAAGATTTTGATTTGTTGATATGCCTCTTCAGGTGAGATTTTATCTGCAATCTCAAGTCCTGCAAGAATTCCACACTTATCTCCAAAACGGGCAAGTGCTCTTTCATACGCCGAAAGTTCATCATACATCTTTAGTAATCCTACAGTGCTCTGCTAGAATATCTATACGGGCATCAACTGCACTGATGGAGTTAGCATTTTCATATAAGCAATTTGTGGTTTCTACATTCTCTTCCTCAAGACGCTTAATATCCAGTAGAGCACCCTCATACTTTTGTTCAAGGACTTTCACTTTTTCTTGGAGTTCTTGTAGCATCATATAAAGATTGGGTTGATAGTCTTTTTGACCGTATCGGGCAATCAAATAATCATAAACATTTTTCACCGAATGACTCCTACAGATTTCAAGTACCTATTATACCCCATAAACCTCTGAACCGATGGTTTGATTCCCAGACTCTCACAGCACTCACAGTATGATAAAAACTCAAAGTGAGGCGTTGTGGGGTCTAGGGCAGGGTATTTTGAGTCATAATAACCTATAATCTTCCGAAAGTCAAGCATTTAATTCTTCGGCAAGTTGTAGGATATCATTTTTATCCAGGACAATAATATCATTTTGTGCAGAATACCACTTGACGGTTTCGGCAGTCAGAGTAAGAATAGCGGACACTAACTTTGCCTCGGTATCGGCACCATTATTACGGAGTTCCCATACCTTATTCATAAAATCTTCGGAGCGTTCAGACATTTTCTTTCAGATACATTTTATAATCTTTGTTCTTAAAGTTGTTGCGTTTGATGTATTTTTGAGCATTATACTCGGAGTCAAAATAGCAGGTCTTGGTATCCTTGAGGTCTTTGCCGTCTTTATGAACGACAATCGCAGGAAATCCCTCATACTTGAACTCAGGAACGGTATCTAACTTTTTTTTAGGCATTTTAATCCTCATTTAATTCAAATTCCTCAAATTGGTCAACAGATACTTCGTGTTCTCCGGCAACAAGATACCAGTGTTTACCATCTTCTTTCAGACCAAGATATTTCATTTGGTTTTCGGCAAAGTTATTTTCTCTCATTGCCGCCTGGATTTTATAGTGTATAAGTTCTGCTTTTGATATCATTGTTCCCAAGGAGGTATACGATTCATAATTTCTCTAAATCTTTTTATTGCTTCTGGGTCTGGTTTTTCATTTATTCGTCGCACAAGTTCATCATATGCCTCTTTGGAAACATAAATGGTTTCTGGTTTTGCGCCAAAGTATTTGATACATTTGCGCTCATATCGCCAGTGTTTATAACGATACCAGAGTGATAAAATAAGGTTTCTCACAGTTCTCTCGTATGTGATAGATTAAATTGATACCGATAAGAAATAAAGTCCAGGTCAAATGAGAAAGACCAGGCACTGAACCTTATAGTAAACACTGTACCATTAAGAACCTCAAAAGTCAAGCGAATATTTGGTTCCCACGACCAATAATCTGTGGTGTGGAAAGATGCGTCTATGATATTCAAGTTCTCAAACCGACCTATGGTTGCATAGAGGTCGTGCCCGAAATCATAATCGTAGTAGAAATCTAGGATCTTCACGGCGTCTCATCGCTATAATTTACATAAAGATTATCACCACCTATGTTTAGGTGATACATTTTTCCGTTGTTGAGATATATTCCCAACCATACAGCACGACCTTCTTCCATCGTCTCATAATGAACCATCTTCACATCCTCCAGCACAATTTCGTCTGGGTTTTTGATATATCTACTCATTTCTTCGTCCAACAATAAACTTCCATTTGCATATAACCATCATTTAACTCCGTCCAAAAAGCATAAGGAAGTTTATACGAATACTTCATATCTCGCATCCAATATGTATATGCCTCCCAAGCATATCCTACGCTCTGCCATCCCCAAATAAAGTTTCTCCACTTCTCATTATCATACACAAAATCGTTATTTGTATCAAAAATATTCCAAGAAAAATGAGGTTTGAAATCATACTCAAAGTAGTGCTTGTTATATTGTTTTTGAGTATAGTTCTTATATCTTTGACGGAGATTGATTAGAGTTTCAAGCATAACGATTAGGATTCATAAGGTCATTATACTACAAAGGGCACCCGATTTCAAGTGCCCTTGTTCCAGTTTGGAAAGTGTCCTCAAATCCAAGTTCTTACATTTGCCTTTGGATGTTCCTTACAAGCACCCAACACCTCTTCCACAAAGGGAACAAAGTCTTTGTAAGTTCCCCAACCATTAGAAGCATCAAACTGCTTATAATGCTCTGGATGAGATTTGAGTTTTAGAAGTCCTGCCTCAAGATGTGGAATAAGTTTGTCGGCAGTTGGATTTTCATAAAGGTCATCAGGATGCCACAGACACTTATAGATGCCTGCTTCCTCTGCCATCGTATTCAGGTTATGAGTGATGTTTCCAGAATACAACTCAACCTTATGAGGTTCAGGTGCTCCCGTATCAACTTCAATTTCCAACCAAATATCAAGAGACATAATGTTTCTGTGTGTTCTTATGTATTATAAAGCATCAAGGTCGGTTTTGGAGTGCCCTTGTGCCGGTTCTTCAATCGTCACAGTTGATTTCAGTTCATCAATCAGGTTTCTAATATCCTCTACATCTATTACATTATAATACCCAAACTCTTCAATTACAAATTGCAGAGCAGCAGCAATTACTTTCTCTCTATCATTCCCCTTTGGACGGAGAGTATGTGCTAAAGTTGCTTCTACAA